TAAAATCTTCTCTGCTGTCACTCTATCAGAGATACTATTTATAAGCTTAAGTCTTTCAGCAAAAGCATAGACGTATCTAAGAGCTTCACCTTTTCCAGTGCCAGGTGGACCAGTTAGCACGACATAAGTATTCGGATATATCGTATAAGTCGCTCTATCTATAGACACGTTGTTCTTAGCTATAGCCCCTATCATAGAAATCGCCGCCCATATATGAAATTGGGAGGGAGATTGAGATATAGGTGCTACTGCTTCAGCATACGAACTGATCCAATTACTTTTTAAAAGACGCTTACTTGACAAAGGAACCTCGGGGGAGGTAATTTAAGCTTTTTTGATATCTGTAAATGGATTTGCTTTTAAAATTTGCGGTTGCTGCATTCCTGCAAAAGATATATTTAAGAACTGTCCACATTCTCCGCAACCGAATATCGCTGCGACAGCGCCGTTGTTGAAAGTCATTATATCATTAGTAACTAAAGTTAAATCTTTCTTGCAATTTGGACAGCGAGCTTTTTTAGGTTGTTTTGGTAGACCGTCAATAATATCAGACATTAAGAATCTCCTCTTTCTTCTCTATTTGCGTGTCGGCAATGGCCCGCAAAATACGCAGATCGGCAGCGAGCACGTTTGCTTCATTGATTTCGTCAGGCTTGAACCAGCGAAGATTATCCGAGAGGACCAGGCTACCGCTCACAATACGGCTGGCGAACGGAAGCAGTATCCAGTGCCGCGTTTTCCCGTCTGCGTAGGTCCATGCGGATATATCCGACAAAGGAAGAGGTGTGACGTTGATGGTTAGGCCAAGTTCTTCCCTTATCTCTCGGACCAGCGCATCTGCCGGCAGTTCGCCTTTCTCAACTTTGCCTCCCGGTAAATCCCACATCCAGTCAAGGCCCAACGTGCCAGTAGGCGCACGGCGTTCCAAAAGAAATTTTCCATCTTGTTCAATCACTGCACAGACCACCGCTACTGGATACCGTTCGGCTTCGGCGTCTGAGGCGTTCGAGGCCACGCGGGATTCAGCTTCAAGCGAAATGGCTTCTTGTTCCCAGTTCTGTTCCGGTAGCTTGACTAGATCATTCATTTTATCATCTCCTCTTTTTTCTCATCCATTTCTTGTTCTCTTAGTTTAACAACTTTCTCTAGCGCTTCACAGACACCAGCATAAGAGAGGTCTTTAATCTTCACAGTCGTTGCAAAATCAAATCCTATTTCTGCTTCGATGGGGATTTGTATCGAAATTCCATTATAGAAATCAAACCTTCGTTCAAATCCTCGTATTGTGTTATCGAGATAAAACCAGACAGCATCTGAAGTTCTAGGAATATCTTGCACGATTGAATCATGTCCCTCCTGGCAGATTGCAGATTGACTATTGTTGAGTGCTGTTTCCAAGTAGTGTACAGCAAATCCAGTATTATCACCAACAGTAGACTGAGGGATATAAGCATAAGCCTCATTAAGAATGGAATAGTTAGTATCATTTGGTCTAAGTCCTAAAAATTGGCGTTGTCTACCAGCAGGAGTTTCTAAAACCCTAGATTTATAGAGTTGCTCTTGGATGTATTTATGAAAGACGTTCTCTATGGATGGATCAAAGGCTGTGAGCTTATCGAGAAGATGCTGGCACATCGTTGGATTAATACTAAATCCTTCTTGAGCTAAACTATCTGACATCCGAGGCCCACGCATCCCATAATTTTTTGCGTGACCGCATTTCTTCCCTAAATAATACTCCATGCCATCTTTCCATTCGGACTCGGACTTCGTAAATAAATCTAATCCAAACAAGAAGGCAGCCCTTTTTAAATGACGATTTAACCCGGCTTGTAGCTCCACTAGCACAGATGTATTTCCAGAGAGAGCTAAAACTGGCCATTCCTCCGCTCCTTTCTGATCCACCATTAAGAAGATATTCCCTGGTCTGGCAACCAGACACCTTCTAAATGTCTTAGCAATCGACCCATGTTTTGGAAAGTTTTGTGCGTTATTTCCAAACCCGAATGTATGCTTTTTAGATGATCTTCTGCCAGTAACAGTCCCTGCAACATTGTAAGAGGATAGATATAAAAGAAGATCATCTGGTGTTTTATAAAGCCTTGCGTTAAGATAAGAGCTTTTGATTTTCCCCAGTTCACGTATTTTAAGGATTGCTCGGATTGCTGGGTCGCCGCCGGCGTAGTTAAATTGATTCTTGACAAGCATTTTTTGGAGCGCGAGTTCGGAGGATGAGAACTTTTGGTCATAGTTTCCTTCGGAGTCTTTTTTTGTTATTTTTGGAATCTCATATCCAAGTTCTTGCATCTTCTTGACTAGGGTTCTTTGGCCGTTGTTAGCGTTGATATTAACAGACCCCTCAGAGCCATCATCATTCTCTGCGCCAAGATAAACTGTGCAATTCCATTGAGTCGTAGCGATTTCTAGATTCTTTTTTATCTCTTCATTGACGAAGATTTTAGCTTCTTTTAGTCGTAGGGGATCGACACAGATTCCTCTATTTCCTATACGGTTATAGATAGCTTGAAGAGAGTGGAGATAGGAGGAGGTTATTTTTTCAATCATTCTAGTCCGCGCTCTTTTAATTCAATTTCTTGCGCCTCATAAACTTCCATCGTTACACATACATCTTTACAGTTATACTTTCTCAACCCACTCATATCTTTTGTTGACCAGTTTGATCCTTCCTCTTTATAGAAAGGCTCTCTAGTATATTGTCGTGTGAGAAATTGTAACTTATGTGGTAACTCTGGCCAAAGTATATGATGGCGAATAAGTGTATCAACCACGCTCCCAAGAGGAATTTCAAACCCCAAGTTTGCAAAACGAGGATGGTCGAAATTGAAGAAGTTTTGTCCCAATATTCGCTTGTTAGCCAAAATTTTGTCAAGCTTCCTCCATAACATAAGGCTCTCTGCTACATTCTCTCTAAAGAGACTAAAACTAAGACCTAACTCTTTTGACGACGCGATTCCGACGCATGTGATATGCCCCGGATGTGGGTAGAAGATAGACTTCTTCTTTGGATATACCGTTTCAATATCCACAGAAAGTAAGCTACAAGAATGCTCGAAATAATCCAGTAACTTAAGAATTTCAAAAAAAGAAAGATTATATAAGAGCTTTCTATCTGGAAGAGGCTGGATGAAGCCATTCGTCTTGTAATAGTCTAGTTCCGATTTTGCTTTTCCAAGATCCAAGGAAACAATAATATCACGAAGACTCCAATCAGCCATGATGGAATCAGGGAGATAAGATGGTATGACATAATGAGGATAAGTAAGCAGATTGCTACAAAGTAAAGAACCAGCGTACTTATCAAGAGGAGTTTCCTCTTCGTCTTCAACGAGAAGTCCAGCAATCTCTTTAGCGCCTCTTCGTCCTTTTCTAGTATTCGCATCTCGAACCTCTTTGCACAGATATGATGCTGTATTCCCTAGAGCTATAATCAGTGGCGGCTTATAATGATTAAGATCATTCTCTATAATTCGATAACTAGACTTATCCTCTAAATCTGGCTTTCTGCAAGTTACATAGTAGTCTGTAATTTCAGCTTCTTTCATCATCTTATCAAAGACATATCCTAAACCAGAAGAAAAGAGAAAGCCTTTCTCCGCGTCTTTTTGATAAGGCTCATCTACTGTAACCCAGATTTGAGAATGTGGATCACCTTTAGAGTGAATCTCTTTTGGCATTATTTATAACCCAACAATCTATGCATCTGACAAGATTTTTATAAACTGGACGTATTCCACAAGTAACGCATATTCCTTGTGCCTTAAGTGCATCATATCTCTTTTTTCTCTTATTTCTGAATCGCTCTGTGTACATTAGACGGCACTTTAGACAATAAGAATGATGCGGAGAGCTGCGACCACAATTTAGGCAGATACCCCTAGCTTTTCTGGCCTTACGCCATTTTGATCTGTCTCTCATAGGTTCACACCTCAATCGAAAAATCTAGGAGCACTATCTCTAGTGCTCCTAAGTCAAGTAAGAGGATATATTGAATCGTCCTTTAGAGGACTGCTGGTTTAATCCTTTGAGGCCATGTCCCTAGCGTGGCGAATCTGAGGATACAAAGAAGCGCAATCTTTGACAGCACAAATAAACTGCCGCGGTTCGTTGGAATCTCGTCCTTGATAAGTCTTAATCCCAACTTCCCATTGAGCAGTCTTTCCTACGATAGGACCAGCGTATTTCCATGTCGTAGGATCTTCTTCATTAAAAGTAGCTTTATCTACGTCAAAGATTCCGGGAATCGAAGGTTCTTCTCCATTTTGATCTTCCATAGGAACACCAAAAGAGTGAAAGAAGTCTTGAATCCATCCTGGAATCTTCGTATTTAATCCTGCAAAGATTCTCTTTCCATCTTGATCGCCACCTACAATGGAGACTTCTGCATTAAAGTTGATCGAGTCTCCAGCTTTAGATTTCTTTGGTCTAAACTGCTCAAACTTCACAGTATATAGACCTGGAGGAACTGGCTTAGGACCACTGAGTTCTTCTTTATTGAATTTAAACCCCATTTAATTGCTCCTTTTTGAGTTTGTATTTTTAGATTTACATCTAAACTCTTTTATTTCTTCGCTCCTATTCGATCTTGATGCTTCTTGAGAATCTTCATAATATCCGGCTCTTCTACATCATCTATATTCAAGCTTGTAACTGCATCAAAGATTCTATCATTCTTACAGGAGACTTGATACTTCATCTGATAATCTCGTGAAACTCTCCATCTTTCGTTAAAAATAGAAAGAATGAGATTAAGATACTGAGGCTCTACACACAATTTACCTGTATAAGCAACATCCTCTTTCTTTGTCTTGTCTTTATCTATCTCATCTTTTTCATGGAATACAACAATGACGTGGCCAAGAGTAGCAAATTCATTAATCAAGTATTCAAAGTATCCTCTAATCCAATTTGCAGAAGTCATTGCAGACGCGGCTCTGATTGATCTAGTCGCTGTAATTTTTATCTTTGTGCCCATCTGAGAATCTTGTTTTAAGGCAGTATATTCCATCGACTTACGAAGATAAGTCGCGCTATCTAAGATATAAGATCGAGGAACAGGATTTCTAGCGGCTTTAGCTGACTTGAGCATGACCAAATCATTTTCAAGATTAGTCATCGTAGTTGGAGTATCTTGGTTATCAACGTAAGTTACAACTTTGATATCTTTAAGTCCTCTCTCGTGAACCATTTGCCTAAGAGAAGCTGCGCGGTTATCAAAATCATAATGAAGAACTGGAGGAGGAGCCGTAGCCGCTAACCAGCTTTTACCTACTCCTGGTTGCCCTACTATAGCCAATCGCAGGTCCATAATATCTGGAAGAGATTCTACAGCCACTGCATTAGGAACTGAAGCAAATGGGGATAAAGGTTGCGTGGTCATATCTCTCTCACATGCTCTACTGGTTGATTGGATGTAGGTTTAGGCCAAGTTCTAGCTTTATTTATTCGTAATTTTTCAAAACAAGCTTGTTCTAATTGTCCATAACTAAAACCAGCACGCCTGGCCGCATCGTAAACTAAAAAGATACAATCCGCATATTCAACTATATCAGTTGGGTTTTCTAGAACTTCGTCTACTTCTTTCTTAAGATGAAGAAGTGGCCCATTTGGGCCTCTATCTTTATCTAGTCCAAAAGTATCTTGTGACCATTTGCTTAGTCCATTCCAGAAATTTAAATTCATACCTCCTCTACCTCCACATTCAAACTTGCAGTTTCTTTTAACCGTAACTTAAAGAGTGCATAGTGTTCTGCACAAAAATACTCTCCACCTGCAATTCTCTCTCTATCCTCTACTATTTCAACCTGCGCATTTCTTGTACATTGCATATGATTCTTCTTTAAAGCCGTACATCTAGGCGTATCTGTGTGAATGTCGGGAAGTTTTTTAATTTTGATGAAGGTCATTTGCAAGTTCTCCTATCTTTAAATCTTCTTTAGTTTTCTCTTCAGGATTCCAACACTTTACTTGAACGAACGAGTTCGCTCTAACTACCTTTTGTGCTTCTGAGTCGAGTCTGTGGAGATTTTGAAAAGGGCAATTTGAATGCATATAATTAGTGCAATGAGAAGTATCATAATCAGGAGTAACACCGTTATCAAGTCCCAGAAGAAGGTCATAGATTTTAGATGCTGTCCTTATTTGTCGGAGACGATAATCTTCAAGTTGTTGATCTGTTTTATAAAGAGGTATTCGTTTAAAGCGTTCTTCGAGCTTCTCATTATAAGCTGTCTGGAGAAAATTCATCCAGATTTTGTTGGTAGGTTTTCGATTTAGAGGAGTTCGATCAGTGCGAACTTCGTTAAAAGCCTTGACTAAGGAACGCGCAGCATATACATAACCCGTCATCCCATCTTGAATCTCATAATCTATAAGAGGAGAGCCTCTAAAAGCAGCCTTGGTTTTATGATCCATTGGACAGATGGATTCGCCGTCGTCTACGAGGAGATCAATTTTTCCTGAGAGATAGAGACGAAATGGAAACTCTCGAAGAACCATATAATGAAATGAGTCTCCAATTTTCAATTCACTTTTATAATCTGAAGATTCAATCTCAGACAAAGTAAATAATGGAACCTCTTTACTCTTTCCAAAATAAAGCTCCGTCCCTATGACCCTAAATCTTTCATTCTCTTTACTGAAATAAGTGGCATATCCCAACATCCAAGTACTGAAGCCTAAGAATCCATTTAATGCAGAATAATTCTTTCTATCTTTTTCAAACTCGCTCGTTCTATAGTAGTCCATATCAAGGCCAGTCCATATCTTAGAGGCAATCGCTGTAGCCCATAATGGAATAGAGAATTGAGGGTCTTTTCGATGAGTGTAATAAAGCTCTACCATCTTATGCACTGCTGTACCTAGATCAAGAAACCAAACTCTATGTCCCTGTGGAGCTACACAGTAGATGAATTCTTCTGTGAATTTTGCTTCGCACGCTCTAAAGGTACTCATCATATGATGATCGAGATAGAGTTCTGGTACGCTGTCTTCAGCTATCTTGAGCCAGTGCAAACGGGAAGAGTATTCTTTCAGTTTTTCAAGATCATTCATTTTATCATCTGCTCTTTCTGTATTTGTACTCGTTCTATCTCTTTTTCTAGATAGAATCTAGCTTTCTGTAAATCTTCAAGAGTTTGTCCTTTATGATAAGCTCTCGCTACATACTTTACGACTTGCCACAAGAGAGGCTTATTTGGAAACCAGTCCATTAATACATCTAGAACTTCGTATTTTCCAAATGTGTAATGAGGGGGATGATTCACCATATCTTCTGCCATTATTTCCCTCCCAACATTCCAACAATCTGATCCTGCGTATATCCTGCATTTAAAAGCTGTTGTAAAATGTCTTTCATAGAATTCTCTTTAGGTTTAATAACTCTAGTCTTCTTGACTGTAGTTTCAGTTGAGGATGTACCTGATGCGGCGCCAGCAGAAGTATTAATCTTAAACTGTCTCCCCGCATTTCTATGAAACCACTCTGATCTACGCTTATCTCGCTCTCTAAGCATCGCACCATAGATTGTATGGTGAAACTCAATCGCTAGAAGTAGCTCATCATCCGTAAGAGTACTTATTTTTCTATTATAAAAAAGCCAATCCTCGCCGCTGAAACTGATCTGTCGCGCTTTTTGCGTCCTAGAATAAGTTCTATCTTTCTCCTCATCATAGTGCTCAGACTTCTTTACTACAACCTGCTCTGTCATTGTAACTTTAGACAGGCAATTAGAGCACTTAGATGGATCAACTGTAGAAGCGTTATGAATGCAGTATTGCTCTCTACATTGACGGCAACAGCCTAGATGAACTTGTTCTGTTAGATTTAATTCTCTACAGTCGCCACAAACGTAGGGATAGAGGAGGGAAGTGTCTTCTATGAGCTTTTGACCTATCTCTTCATTTGTTGAATCTATAGATTCTGTCGTAGAATCAGATAAAGACTCTAATTCTGATTCTAATTCCTCTTCTTGATCTTGATCGAAGTCTGCCATCTTATACAACCTCGTGTAATGAGAATTTATCATCATCTTGATCACAAATTAAAAGCTGAATTCTATCTTTTTCCCTCCACGGTGCTTCTTTAAATACTTCTAAGAATTCTTCGATATCAAGATAGTTAAAAGCACCTGCATACACTGAGACTTCCATTGCTTTTGTTCCACCACTGCAACTATCTATAGCTTTCAAGCTACCTTTATTAAGATTATTTAGATAGTTATTAATATTTGATATAGCATCACTTCGAGCTTCGATAAGAGGGGCTAGAATTAAAATATTGGTCACATGACTCATTTTAAGCAACCTTCCCATTCCTAGACTCTAAAATCTTTTGAAGCTTCGCCTGTTGTACCGGCAGCTTACCTGCTAAGAGATCATCAAGTATAATCCGCATCAGCGTCTGAGCTACCGGCCCAAGAGAATCAAGATAAACCATATGCGTAGCAGAGACTTTAAAAGTCTTAGGTACTAATACAGAATGGGATTTTTGTTTTAGAATCATTTAGGGTGTACTCAATTTCAAGAGTACACCCTCCGGGGACGAAAGTCAAGGCTCTTTGCAACCCTTTGATTCGATGCGCCTTATGCCTGTTTTCCACGCATAGGAGGCCCTCTAAGGCCCTCTCAGCGAGGGAGGGACTAAATCCCCGTCAGAGCCTGCTGCGAAGGCTCATATCGTCCCTCTCAATCCATTAATTCACCTAAAAAAGAAGGATCAATTAAAGTAATAGCAGTAAATACTTTTCCCTCTTTTTCAATTACAACTTTAAGTTGATTCTTTGTGATTATCGGTCTGATGGTCCAGTCATCTTCTAGATAATAGGTTTCATTTGAATTAAGTTTTTGCATATTGAAAACTCCTTTCAAATGTTTCTCTTATACTCTCATGCTCCGCTACGACTCGTGCTATATCTTCCATACTCACAAAAGCCCCGTGTCCTCTTTTTACTTCTGAAGACTGAGCAGTTCTATACAAGAAGTCACCTTTGCCGAGCAAGAATTCAGCACCTCCCTCATCGAGTACAACTCTGGAATCAGTTGCTGTTGGTAATTTAAAACAGATGCGCGTTGGGAAATTGGCCTTAATGTCGCCGTCAATAACCTTGATCGAAGGTCGTTGCGTCGCTGCAATAATGTGGATTCCAGCAGCTCTAGAGATTTGAGCCAATCCTTTAATCGAGTCGCTAATTCTGGTTCTTTTCGAGTCTTTGTCTTCATTTTTCGCAAGCTCCTTGTCTTGACCGATTACGTCTGCGAGTTCGTCTATGATTAAGATGTAGTATGGTTTTTGTTCGTAGCCGAGTTTGTTGTATTCTGTTATATTTCGTGCTAATCCTTTCATAAGCTCTGTACGAAGACGAACTTCTTTCTTAAGCATATGGAGGACATCATATAGATCTTCAATATGGTCTACCATCTCTATCGTATGTTGCAACGAATTGAACAACGTCAGGTCCAGTTGTTTGGTGTCCACTAAAATGAATTTCAGCATTACAGACTTCTGTGCTAAAGCTAGACAAGAGATAAGTTCGCTTAAAAAAACGGATTTGCCAGAACCTGTACTGCCTGCTATTAAAACATGTGGTTGCTCTAGTAAATCCAAAATAATTGGTAAACCTACCGTGTCTTTGCCTAACATTAATGGTAACTGATAGTTCTTCTGTTGTGCTATCTGTAGTGTCTGCCATAAGCAATCATCAAACCTGATTAAGATTCGCTCCTTATTTGGAACCATGATTGAAACTTCGTTTAAGATACGTTGAATTAAGACTGACTCAACGCCGCAAGCTAGAGCTATATCTTCAGTCTTGTTTAAGACTTTAGCCAAGGGACTAGTTGCAAGAGGCTTAAAGAAATAAGAAGTAACAACTGGCCCTGGTTCTACGCGATTAAACGTCGCGTAGAAGCCAAGAGCAGCAAGTTTAGAAGTTATGGCTTTGGCGATAGCAGCGTGCTCTGGAGAGAGATTTTCAAATGGATTCTTTTGATCCATAAAGCTCCTCCAACTCTGAGACTTGAGATTCTTTCTCTTTCTTTTTCTCTTCTATGATAATTAAATCAAAGACCGAAGAGAGAGCAGTAGAGCTATTGTATGAAGCTGCGATCATTAAGATCATTAATTCTTTGTCTAGATCGGGCCTGATTTCATGTATATAATTGAATACAGTCATCTGCGATGCGAAAGCGTTAACTAGGGCTTTTCGCATCCAGCTATAGCGCTCTGTATTAGAAGAAAGAGAGTCCAGAGTAGCTTTTTTATCTCGAAGACACTTATTTACATATTCTTCAAGTGGTTTTCTAAACTTCTCTAACTCTGCGGACCAGTTTATATCTTTTATGAGGATTTCATCGGGGTTATCCATTCTCTTCTCCTGCTTTTGTGACTTTTATCAAAACAGGACTCCTAACAAAAGGAGCTACAATAGGCTTAACCTCTTCATAGTCACCTTCAGAAAGTTTAATCCAAGCTTCATGTTCTGATTCTGCTTGTACTTTAAATCGTTCTTGAGATATTTTTTGTCTTGTAAAGAAATAATCTTTCATTTGAGTTTCCCCTCTTCTAGCGCCTTACGTACATTCCCATCCATAAGCTGCAACCTAAGAGTCGGTGCAAGATACTTAAATGCACTCTTAAAGTTCACCTTATTTCTATCAAACTTCAAAAAATATCCCCCGGTTCTATCTGCGATCTCTTTTAAAAGCTCTGCACCATAGTCAGAATCTCCTATACAGATAAAGACTGTATCTACAGGAGTCTTTTCTTCGATAGCTCGAATAATGCATTGGTCTTTTTTCTCTGTGTTATTTGGTTGTCCATCACTAAAGATAACATAACGAGAAGCCTTTGGATTCATCTTTTGTGCTCTGTCAAAGGTTTCAAAGAGTGGCGTGCTGCCACTAACTAGAATGTCTCCATTTGGCCCTACTAGAGCCTTGACTGCGACAGATAGAGCAGGTAGGTTAGTCGTAAGAGGCTCTAACTGTTGATCTGCAACTTTATTCATTGGATGAATTGATACAGCAGTTTGATTTAAAACACAGTTACGCATAAACTCTATGCAACCTTCTATAGCATCTGTAATCTTCGGACCTGCCATAGAGCCAGAATCATCAAAAATTATACGAATTCGCTCTGAGCAATCTTCAGGTTTAGAATATTTGATTTCTTGCGCTAGAGCTTTAGATTCTTTCTTTATAAGTCCTTCTTGCGCTTGATCTAAAGCTGCCGCGAGGCCACTTTTCTTTGGGGTGAATTTGAAACCATCTGTCATTGAATTATATCCTCATCTTCATCTTCATCTTCATCTTCAAGATCATCGAGTGCATTAAAACAGTCTACACAGAGATAACCGCCATCTTGTAACACAATATGTTCTTCAGCAGGAAGAATTTTATCTTCGCAATTTTCACACCATTTCATCTTTCGCTCCTCTCTCATCCTATGATTTATACATCTGCCACAACATATTAAGTTCAGACATCTTCGATCCATCTCCTCCATTTCTATCTGGATGATAGATCAAAGCTGCTTTTCTGTAAACTTTGAGTAAATCTATTGCAGTAGATTTAGATAGATCAATCTCTGTTTTTAAAGCTTCAGCCAGTATTCCTTGAAGCTTCGCAGCAATAGATTCTTTCGATAGACTGCCGCCAGCTACAGGTTGGCCATAGGAGTAGAAGAACTCTTCCGCCTTAGGAATATCTCCTAACTTGTGCTTTTTGACTCCATCTACAAAGTCTTGTAGAGAATCATGCTTCTTAAAATACGATTCTGAGTTTATATATTGCATCGTAAGATAAATCTTCTTCAAGGAGTCAAATTTATCCTGAGGAATAGTCCAGATATAAGTCTTCGGGTCCATTGTTCTACTATCTCCAGGAATCTGCTTAAGATAATAGCAACAATCTTTTATAGTCGCAAAGACCTTTGCTCCATATACCTTTCTCTCAATTGCTGAGATAGAGAAAACAAGACGCACTAAGTCTTGAACTCCCTTATCTGGAAGGGAGATTTGAAATTCCTCATAGTGAAGATAGAGCATACTTTGTCCTCTGTAGTAGAGAGATGAAAACGAATCTTTAACTTTCTCAAATCTATAAGTTCCTGCTTTATCACAATATAGAGATAGTATTTCGCCGTGAATCTGATGTTTGAACTCAGTGAAAGGAGTTGGGGACCAGAAACATAGAAACTTACAGGCAATACAGACACAATATTCTTCATAAATCCACCGCTCATTGTCTCTATTATCTAAGAGAAGTTCTTGATTCTCACAAAAGAGACAATCATAGACTCTAGCTTCAAGCTTGCGACAGTCGTCGCATTTATTAAGAGTGAGAGAACAATGCTTTTTACCGCAGCTTGAACATGCGGGAGAGAGTTCTTCGAGTCTCTCCATTACCGCTTTTAATTTTACAGCGTCATAGTCACAGTTTCCAGATATAAAAATATCTTCTTTTTTAATTTGAGCATGGAATTTAACTACCTTTTGTATACAATCTGTACAGTAATCACTATTAAATGAATGAAATACTTTCGCTCCGCATTGTTTACAAATATTTAATATCATACGAAGTCCTAAAACACCTCTAGCCATCTCATAGATCAAGCCAGATTCGACTTGTACTAGAGGAGATGGCTATTAGTGATGATTCGTAAGAACCCGATACCGCAGTTACGACAGTATCATGTATGGGCTACATACGAATTGAATTGCCCATAAGACGCTAAAGCGTCTCATTCGCTGTTAATTCAGTCTTCATAGTTGCTATGCAACTTGAGGCAAATACAAAGAATTACGACTGTGAAGCCTGAAGTGCCTGAAGCATTGCAATAAGATCAGCAGCACTAACTCCAGAGGCAGTAAGCTTCTTAAGATCACGAGTAGCCTTTTCCACAGGAGAAAGATTACGCCGCTGAATCTCAGCAGTCAGAAGCTCTCTA